GACGCGTGTTTTTTTTTTTTTTCCACGCTTAAAGTCATTTGGTGGTTCTTTGACTTAGAATGATAAGACTCACCATTCTCCTTCAAAATCCGTCTTGAAGCAGTCTCCTCCAATTGAGTGGTATGGTTCATTCAATTCATTTTTTCGTATCAGCGTCTCCCACGCAGGAAAGCCATTCAATAATTCTTCCCGTGAAATTCCTTTGCGGCGCAAATCTTTAAAATCATCTTCGGGCAAATCCGCAACTACTTGGGATAAGATTTGGCATTCGGGGACTCCCAACATATCCATGGCATTCTTATAAATTGCGTGAATCCCAACATATGCATCGTGATTTGAAGCATAGGTTCCATAAGCATGACCTATGCAAGACAAAATCACATCAAATAATGTTCGAACTTTATTATGTTTCCCCCACGCAATTCTAATGAAATACTCAAACGATTCTCTAAATGGTAAGTAACGAGGCTGCGCATCCGTTAAGCTTATTTTATGTGGATTGAGGACAGCCTGATGCTTAAGAAAAGTCATACCCCTAACTACAAGTTTTCCATTACGAGAGGAAGAAAGAAAACTAACTCCGTCTCTCATATCTCTGATATCAACATCAAAATATGTCTTCATAAAGTTAGAGAATGCTACGCCTGAGAAATAAGATTGACATAATTCATCCTCTGTTTTATTATAGACATGGTCATCTCCATAGACTATTGCTGCGAATAAATAAAGAGCAGCTTCCTCAAGTTTATCAAAGTCTTTAGGGTCTGCAGTCATCATCTGGAACGTTACAAATAGCATCAAGTAGAGAGTTACAATCCACGAGTCCATATGACTCGTGTTAAATATTCCACTTGGCACACCTCCAGTGACCGCTGCCCACGTCGGCCCAAATAAGTGAGTAAATCTAATACTGATTTGGCGTATCAGCATCTTTATTATTCTTTTCCGAACATCATAATCGGGTCCATTGGGATCATCATATATCAATCCATAGCTATAGAATAAATTAATTAGCCACTCATTAGTGGATTGATCCATATTCTTTATGTCACCCTCGACTAAAATTTTTTTCCATTCATTAAGACTCGTCACCTTTAAGCACCGTGCTAGACGATCCATTCCCCCATGGGGATGTTTATGTTCAACCTGAATGAATTTTCCGTGCTCCAACTTCATTCGATCAACAGAGACCAACCTCTCCGCGAGTATAAAATTTGACGAAGGGATGAGGTATAGACGAAGTTTCATCATCCGATTATGCCACTCTTCAGGAGTATAGTATTCTAAGGAATAGAAGTTCTCATCTTTTTCAACCACCTTCCACATCACCATTGGGTCTGGAGCATCCGGATCTAACATCCAATTGATTGTAAAATTTATGTCATTCTCGAGCATCTCCAATTTTTTTGCTGACGCATCAACAATCAAGACACTCCGGACTCCCCTCTCTATTATTTCCCTTCTTTCACGATGTCCAGCTTTATTCAATCCTGCTGAAGTTCCAAGAGATATATTCTCTATCCTATCGAAGCTTACGGGTATTTTAAACTTCCCAAAATACTTCTCGGTGTCTAGATGGTGATACATCAATTTAAGAGCCTTATCCAAAAACTTAGTTGCAGCTTCAGATTGGGGCAAAGGTTTATGAACAGGCCTATCCATTTTTAAGACCGTGTCTGCAAATTTATGCGGAAATAGATTCTCCACTGCAGTAACACAGCACGGATGACCATTCCTTAATCCAAAACATGCATTATACATCGATTCGGGACGGAGACCCAGATTAAGCAATGAAATGGGTTGCCACCTTCCTTGGGCATCTCTCCAATCAGTAGCCTGAGTCCAAACCTGATTTCTAAACTCTTCGTAAGACTTCGGACCATAGACTTTAGTTTTCATCTTTTCAGTCAAATAATCTAAATCTGCTCGACGAAAACATTCCTTGACATCCTCATTAGGTGGCACGAAATCTCCTGTTGAAGGATACGATAACTCAGGGACTGGTGGCGCTACTGGTATCATATTACCATTCTTTACCATTTTAGCATGCAATCGAAGTAATTCATGATCCCCTAAACATGGAACAACATGCGTCCCATCTAATCCAAATCGTTCACTAAATGCGACATAGAAACTATGCAATGATTCATCGTAATCGTGAAACGTTATAAAATAGGAAAATCCTTAACACTCTCCTGTACCCG